AAACCACGCCCGACGACGGCGGCCTCACCATCGTCGCCGCCGACGGCACGCGCTGGAAACGGCAGTTGTCCGGCGACACCGCCACCCTTGCCGACTTCGGCATTCTGCCCGACACCGGCGAACCCGTCGGCGCGGCGGTCAACGCCGCCCTTGCCGCCTGTGCCGGCCGCTGCACCCTTGCCGCCGCAGCGGGCGAGTACCTCACCGAAGAAGAACTCAAACTGCCCTCGCACTCCACCTTCAAGGGCGCGGGCATGGACAAAACCCTCATCAAAGCTCACCCGTTACTACCGGCCATCGCCAACGTTTTCACCAACGCATCCAACAATTACGAGGTGCGCAGCGGCTACGACCGCCACATCACCCTCTGCGATTTGCGCATCGACTGCGCATGGGAAGGCCGCTACAAAATCGGCACGCCCATCAACAACCAAGCCTGCGGCATCAAACTCTCTGCCGTGGAACACTGTCGCGTGGAAAACGTCCGCGCCGAAAACGCGCCGCTGCACTGCTTCGATGTTTCTGCCGACCAATACAGTGCCAGCTACACCCCGCTCACCCGCAGCAAAAACGTCGTCATCGAAAACTGCGTCGCCAAAAACCCCTACCGCGACGATTGCTTCACCTGCCACGACAGCGACGGCATCGTCTTCAACAACTGCACCGCCATCTACGACAGCACCGACCATCCGCTGCCCGCCAAAGGCACGCAGCAGGGTTTTGAAATCGACGAAGGATGCAGCGGCTGCACCGTCAGCAACAGCTACGCGCGGGGCATGACCTGCGGCATCCAAATCAAAGGCCACTCCGACACCGTCTCCGCCCGCGCCTCCGTCGCCCGCGACTGTGTTGTCGAAGACGTCGGCGTCGGCATCATGTTTTCCGTCGGCAGGGCGGGCAAAGCCGACGACCGCATTGTCGGCAACAGTGCGGACACCATCCACATCGTCTCCATCGACCCGGCCAAATACGGTGGCGAAGGCTTGGCCGTGCTTGTGTACGGCGCGGACGGTGTCCACATCGCCAACCTCACCAACGATTCCGACCGCGGCATCATAATCGAACAAAACGCCGGCATCGTTACCCTGCGCAACATCGGCTTCACCGCCGTCTGTGCCGACACCCTTGTCCTTATCCGCAATAATTCCCCCCGCGCCCAAGTCAGCATCGACAACCTCTACGGTGTGGCGCAGACCAAACGCATTATTTGGAAGGGCGCGGGCTTGCTCAAAGCGCAAAACATCTTCATCCAAACCAGCATCGAGAGCATCCGCTTCGATGTTTTCGGCAAAGATTCCGTCCTCAATATGGCAGGCAACCAGAGCGGCAAATACAAATCCGTAGACAAGGCCAACGCCTTCTCCGTCTCCGGCGAAGACACCGAAATCGAAGACGGCCGCGTCATCGTCCGCTCCGGCGGCGGCTCGCCCGGCACATTCGCCCTGCCGCAGGGCAGCCTGTGGCACACCTCCCGCCTGAACGTCTATCTCAACAAAGGCACGGCCGCCGCGCCCAACTGGGTGTTGTGGATATAGCAAAAGCCCGCAGCGATGCGGGCTTTCTTCTTTGCGGATTTTTCAGACGGCCTATTTCTTGCCCTCATACCCGAACAGCAAGGCCGCCGGATTGTCGGTTTTGTCCTTGTTCAACGCCTCTGCCCCTTTTATTGTGCGGTTGATTTGCGCCGACGGCAAGCCGAAACCGCTGCCCAGCAGGTTGATGGTGGCCGTTGCCAGCCCCTTGTCAAACTCGCCCTGCCGCGCCTGTTGCGCCAGCTTGTAGGTGTCGGCAATCGGGCGCACGCCTGACGGGCCGTTGTAGCCGTAAAACTTCCCACCGGTGGCAATATCGCCCATCTGCGCCAGCTCGCGCCCGCCGACGAACATCCCCAACATGAAGCTGATTTGCTCCTTGGCCAGCTTTTTCGCCAAATCGTCGTCATCGTCGCCCGGCGTAAGCAGGCTTTTGAACAAGGCCGTCAGCGCTGTCGGCACAACCCACTGCAACAACAGGTGCGCCGCCATTTTGCCCTTGTTTCGCTCCGTCATCGCCGTGGCCGCGCCCATGTTCAGCGCGGTGTTCATGTAAGAGTAAAACACCGTGAACAGCTTAGTCGTCGCGCCGCCGCGCTCCAATGCCGACAAGTCTTTCGCCTGCCCACCGCCCTGCGTGTCCAGCACGGTCTGATCGGCCACCTGCACCGCATCTTCCTGCGCCATGCCCGCGTCCTGCGCCTTCATCATCGCGCCGTGCCAAACAATGGTGTCGACGATTTGCTGCATCCGCATCATCATCCAGTAGGCGTAGCGGCGGATGATGCCGTCGCTGCCGTTGACGCTGTTGGCAACCTCGTTCAGTTCGCGGAATCGCGTGCGCGTGCGGTTTGCCATCATCTCCGACAACTCGTTCGCACCGCGCGTAGACGCTACGGGATGGGCGAAGTAGGTCATCATCGCCTTGGCCGTATAACCCGCACCCAGCCGCGTCATGGCCGGGACAATGCCCGTCAGCTGCATGGCCGCCGAAGTGACGTTGAAACCCAAGCCCGCCACACTCACGTTCTGCCGCAGCCGCGCCGATATTGTGTCCAAAGCCTGCGCCGCGCCGCTGTTGCCCGCCGCAATGTCCTTCACCGCTTTGGTCAGTTGCCGCTTGGCCGCCGCGCCGTAGTGCTGCCGTATCAGCGTGTCCAGTGTGTGCGAGTTCAGCAGGCGGTTGGCGTCGGCGACGGCCTCGCGGTGCGTCAAGTCGTGAATGATTTCGTTCACCGCGTCATAGGCAACAGTCAGGCTCAAGCGCAGTGGTCGGCCTTTCACTTGGTCGGCGCGCTGTTTGGTAAAGGTGCGCCGCGTCGCCGCCGCCAAACCGGCCGCGCCCGCCTGCGCCAGCGCTTCGGTCGAAGCCTCGTTCTTCTCCGCCGCCCCGTCCGCCTCAAGGTCGTATTTGGCCGGATAGTAGCCGCCGCGCAGCTCCACTTCCACGCCGTCGGCCGACATGATTTTGAACGGACGCGCTTCCACCCAATCCGGCTCTACGCCCGTCATCCGCCGTTCCAACGCGGCAATCTGCGGCCGGTAGCTTTCCAGCAAGTCCCACACACTCTGCACGGCATGCCATTCTTCCGCCGTCAGCGTCGATACTGCCCGCTCCACGTCGACAAGATGCCAGCCGCTGCCGTCCAGCAGACGCTGCAAATTTCCCGCGTTGCCCATATTCAGCGCAACGGCGAAAAGCTGCTCGCGCGTCAGCCTGCCCAAGCCCTGATAGTCGCGCTTCTGCTCCAACATCCCTTTCAGACGGCCTGTATGTTTCGCCAGCGGTTGCAGCACCGCATACAGCTTTTCCGCCGCCTCTGCCGTCATCGTTGCTTCGCGGTCGGCAGCCTGTTTCAGCGGCAGGATGAAATGGCGGAAGAACGCCCCGTTGTCCTTGCCATCGTCGAAAATCCGCGCGATGGTCGAGATTTTGAGGTGGCCCCACCAAACGCCCGAGAGCCATTGCGCCGATTTCTCCCAGCGCGTTGCCGCCTCGCGCCGAACTTTGGCCTTGCGCCCCTGCACCTTGGACGACGCTTCCAGCACGCCCGCCAGCTCGTCGCGCACCTCCTGATAGCTGCGCTTGGCCTGATTGGACAGCAGCCTGTTTTTCAGACGGCCTAAGTGCTCCAACTGGCGCACCGTGTCGGCCAAGCCGCGCATTTCCTCCACCGTCATCTCGCGCCAGCTTTTGCGGCTGATGGTGTCCACATATTCCGGGTCGATGCTGTGCTGTATGCCCGCTTCTTCCATCTCGCGCACAAACTGATACGCCGATTTGCGCCGGTCGGTTTCTTTCAGCGACAATGGGCGCAGCTCCACGTCTTCCAGCAGGGCTTCGATTTGCTCGCGGAAGGCAATGTCCACACCCGTCTGCACGCGGTCGAACTTGGCAAGGTATTTGCGCGTCTTCTCCATCTCCTCCCGCGCCAGCAGCGTCTCCCGTGCCAGCGCGTTCTGAATGAGCTGGCTGCGCTTGTGTGCCGCCGCCGTCTCCGTGTCGCCCGCCTTAAACGCCTTTTCCGCCGCCTTAGCCGCCGCCGCTTCCTGCCGCGTGAACACACTCGGGCGCAAATCGCGCGTCTTTATCTGCGCCACCCGCTCTTTTGCCAACACCTTCGCCGCCTGTTTGAGCAGGGCGGCAGAGCCGACGGCCTCATTCAGACGGTTCAACTCCGCCGCGATAATCCGCGCGCGCAGGCCGTTGTGTACCGCCAAATCGGCCGCCTCTTCAAAGTCGGCCTGCGTCGGCACTTCGCCTTTTTCCGCCAGCAGGTTCAGCATGGCCGTCCGCTCGATTTCCTCCTGCGGCGGCAGCGCTTCGGCCAAAGCCTGCGCCAGTTCCACGCCGTCAGCAAACACCGGCTCGCCGTTTTCGTCGAGTATCAGCCCCGCCGCCAAATCCGCGTGCATGCCGCCCGTTTTCGCCGTCATGCCGCGTTCTTGCAGCACCTGCGCCCAGTCGGCGGGCAAGCCGGACAGGCTGTCTTCGTCCAGCCGCACGGCCGTCAGCGCAAAGGGATTGGCGACATCTTCGCCCGCCTTTCTCTCTTCGCGCGGCACATAGTGGCGGCTGTACCAATCCCGCCCCGACAGGCCGTCTGAAAAGCGCTCTTCCAAATCGCGCACATCAGCCTTGCCGTTGTCGGTCGGCAGATAGCCCTCTTCGGCCAGCAGCTCCGCCATCTCGTCGATGCTGCGGCCTTTGCTGCGGCGCAGAACGGGCATACCGAATACCGGTGCGGGGATTTTGTCTTTCGCATCCAAGCCCCACTCGCGCATCAGCTCGTCTTTGTTCAGGCCGCCCAGCTTGGCGATGGCGGCCATGAGGGTGTCGGACGACGGGTCGAGGGCGGTGCGGTCAGTTTTGGGCTTGTATTTGAGATAGGAGCGGAGTACACTGGCTACATCTTCCGACTGCAACTTGCCATGCGGCTGAGATACATCTGTATCGGCGATGGAGTCCTGTGTAGTCGGAAGCACTCCTGAATTGACCTGCCCCGTTTCGCGGCCAACATCGGCCGTCTCGGTATCACCGGCATTCAGGAGTTTTTCTTTTGTAATTACGCTGTGCAGATACATGCGTCTGCTGTTCACGTCTTCGCGCACCAGCACCGTAACAATATCTTCCACACCCTCAATCTTCACGGGCGCACTGATATAGTGGCTGCGCATTGCACCATGTTCGGCCTGTGCCACCACTACACCACTTCTAATTACATCTGGAACAGCCTCAAATGCGGCTGCCTTAAACGGATTCATGCTGTGGGCAACCGAATCTTTCACAGACTTGTCGTTGAAAACAATCTCGCCGATTTCGGGATTGACCGCTTTATTGCCTGCCTCGGCAAATACCTGTGAAGCCCAAGCGCGGAGTTCTTTGAAATTTGACGGAGAACGGCGCGTTTCAATCGTGTAAACAGGCTTGCCCTGCAACACTTTGGCTTTGCGTCTGAACTCGCGCTCTTCCTTGCTGTTGCCGTCTATACGGTTTTCGTCGGTCATCTTCGCCGTCAAAAGCTGCCAAGCGCGGTAGACCGGCTGTTTCATAATGCTGCGCCGCGCATCCATCTCCGCCCGCGCAAAATCGGTCTTGTATTCCTTTTTCAAGCGGCGTATCTCGCGGCTGCGGGCGTTGCGCGAAAAGGCCATATCGCGCAGGGCCCGTCTGCCCAGCTCGTCCTCCGCTTCGCGCCGCGCCGCTTCATCCATCGCCTGAAATTCCGCGTCTTCGGCAAACAGCAGCGTCGCGCCGTTGATATACGAGGTTTCGGCTATCTGTCCGTCGCTCGCCAGCAGGCGGTCGAATACGCCGCGTATGTCGTCCGACAGTTCCACATTCAGATTCAGCAGGGAGCGGTAGATCCGTTTCAGCAGACGCGCCACACGACTGAACACGCCGCGCAGGGCTTCGCTCGGGGCCTTGCCCTCAAACAGATAGGCTTCCATACCACGCGCGAATTTCTCGTGATGCTCCCGCTGCTCTTCAAGGCTCATCGCCGCCCAAGTGTCCGCGTCCTTCACACCGAACCAGTCCAAGGCCGTCTGAAAGTCCGCCAGCACCTGCCGCTCGCTCTCCGTCATTTCCGATTGCGGCACGGTGCGCAAATCCCGCTCGATGCGGCTCATCACTTCCAACTCGAAATGGCCGAACTCATGGATAAAGGTCGAAGCGTCGGCGTTTTTCAACAGCGCAATCGTGTCGGCCATGCGGTCGAACATACCGCGTGCGTCTTGATACAAAATACTGTCATCATCCGCCGAAAACTGCCGCGCCTCCTCAGTGGCCGACTGAAACAAAACATCTTGATTGTTCCCGGCATCGGCGGTAGTATCGTCGTACGCCGCCACCCCGTTTCGGACGTATAGGCTGGGGCGGGTAATATGCGCAAGCACATTCCCGACATCAGCCGTTGGCGGATACTTCCACATAGAAACACCTTTCAGGTTGTTTCTACTTCTTACATATTCTTCCAAATAAATCAGTAAGCTATCTTCGCTTCTCTTGGCATAGGCAACCCTCTGCCCACCTGTTTTGGGATTTTGCAGGTTCGTTCGTACCTCATCATGATTTGCAATAATCTCCGGTATCTTGACCAAATCTTCCGCCGTTACCGGCAACTGTCCGTCCGCATCATTCCCATGCCTGTTTTTAATATGGCGTACAACATCCGCACTAATGGAGTGCGAATAGTCGGAAGCGTCTGCCGCCTCTACGGCAACTTGATTGTCTATCCCCGTCCAAAATATCGCCCGCGCCGAAGTCGTGTCATCCCATAATCCGATCACATCCTGCGGATTGGTACTATGTACCCAACCCTTCGGCGGAGCGGAAGCCAACGCCTGCGAAAACACCCCTTCCCGCGTCAGGCTATCTCCGACCACGTTCAGACGGCCGTAACGCTCCATAAACGCCTCGGGCGACAGATTCAGACGGCCTGCATAGGCTTGGACGTGCGACGCCCACAGCGAAGCCGCATCATCCGCGCCCTTCGCATCCATACGCCCCGTATCCAACAATTCGCCCTTAAACTGTGCTTTGAGCGCGTCAAACGCCTGCCGTTCGCGCAAAGCCGCCGCAGCGTCTTCCTGCGCCCGCTTTGCCATATCCTCAAACTCTGCCGCCGCTTCCGATTCCTCCCACGCCTGCGCCTCCGCAGCGGAAAACGCATCCGGCGACAAACGCGCAATGCTGGCCAAATGATGTTGCGCCTCCTGCGGCAGAAAGGCATGGAAGTCCCCGCGCGTCATCTCCACCATCCCGCCCGTGGCCGCCGCTGCTTCAATCTGCGGCGCAAGATACGGAATCGCCTGCGCCACCGTCTCGGCCAACCCCGACTGCATCAGCGCTTCGCCGTCGAAGAAGATTTTATTGCCTTCTTCGCCGTAGCTCTCGTTGACGAAATCCGCCTGCAAATCGGGCGCACGCGCCGTCAGCTTGGAAGATGCCACCGCGTCAGCCTGCTGCTGCATATGCCGCGCGTGTTCCTGCGCCTCTTTTGCTTTCAGACGGCCTTCCTGAAAATTCCGATAGCCTTCAACGGGCGCCGTCGGAATCTCCGCAAACGCCTCCATCACAATCTCACGCGGTGTCCATTCGCCCGTCACCGCCTGCGCCGCCGCTTCGCCCGCCGCGCCGCCCGCCATCTGTATGCCCGCTTCGCCAGCCGACCGCGCCGCCGCACCCGATACCGAACGCGCACCGGAAAGCAGCCGTCCTGCCAAGCCCGCCGTCATTCCGTCAAACAAGCCTACCGCCAAGCCGCGCTTGGCCGCCTTTTCCCGAGCCGCATCCAATATGGCCGGGTCGGACAACACCCGCGCCAAAGCCTCCTCTCGCCCCAATCCCGACAGCTTCGCCGCGTTCTCTTCCGCCGTTTCCGCCAACGTGGCCGCATACTCCGTCGCAAAAGACCCCGTTCCCATCACCGCCGCGCCGACGGCGGGGTTTCTCGTTGCCGCCGTTGCCGCCAGCGCGGGCACAAACTGGCCGAACGACTCCGCCGACACATTCGCCGTCATATAGGGATGCGTCAGAATATAGGCCGCCGCATCGCCGAAGCCTTCCGTTTTGGCAAAACCCTCGCGGTCTTTCTGCAAACGCGCCGACGGCGAAAAGTGTTTGTTCGTCCAATTGTCGAAGCCGACATAATCTTTTGCCCGCCGCTCGTTGAAGCGGCGGAGCACATCTTCGGGAATCAAATCCGACGCTGCGGGAATGTTCAGCTTCGGCAGCGCGGGCAGATTTCCTGCCTGCAATTTGTCCTTAGTAGGCGGAATCAGTACCGAGTTGTATATATCGGGCAAACCGCCCAATTCCCTGCCCAATGGCATGGCGCGGATAAGGTGTTTCACCCCCGCATCGAAAGTCTTGCGGTCGGTTGCCGCAGCGGCAAGATTGTTCAACCCCTTGAAAAAGCCGCGTCCCGCCGAGTTGGCAAGCTCGCCGACAACCGACAGCTCCCCCGTATCGTCCTTGGCAACATCGTAGAAATCAGGCTGCATCATTCTGCGCCGTAGTGCGTCGGAATCCTGCGTGTCCCGCCAAATCTTGTCCAACTGCTCGCGCAGAACTGCATTCTCCGGCGCGTCGTTCACCGCCTGCGTGGACACGCCCAGCCGCTGCGCCGTCTGCCGACGCTTGGCCGCCTCATCGGGCGATACGCCCGCGCTACGTTCGGATTGGGCGATGAGAAACCGCCGATGCTGCAAATATTCATCTGCCCTTTTCTTCGCCTCTCGATAACTCATTTTCCTGCCTCCTTCTTCCGTTTCAACTCGTCCGCCACCCGCAACTCTGCCGTAGTCATTTCCAATCTATGTCTCGTTGTTTTTTCCCAAAACCAACCGTCTTTAACCTTCAATTCTTTCTCCGCCTGCATTTTCTTGGCCTCCGCCAACAACTCCTGCTCCGTCGGCTCGCGCCCCAGTTTTACACGCAGATTGTCATTCAAAGCCTGCACATTCTCCGAGAGCGCGTGATAGCGTTCGGGGTCGTCCTTCCTGTTCACGCTGTACAGATTTGCCACATCGTTCACCACATCCGCCTTTACCTGCGGCTGCGCCTTCACGCCTTTTTCCTTCGCCGCCGCCATCTTCTTCCAATCATCCAAAAGCTCCGTCATCTTGACCGGCCCGAACTTCGTTTCCATTGCTTCAATTTCCGCCTCACTCATCTCGGCCAGTTTTTGCGGGTTTGCTTTCCAATGTAAAAAATCGTCCCGATTCTCCTGAAACAGCGCATCCTCCCTGCCGTTTCGCACCGCCCAGGTGTAACGTTCCAAATCGTAGGCATCCGACGGCTTCAGCCGCGCCCTGTCCGACGCCGAAAGCCTGCCGCCCATCGCCAGCTTCTCGCGCACCCCGTTTTGAAAGTCCGCATAATCCCGCTTCTCCTGCGCCTGCCGCGCATGGAACAGCGAATAGCCCTCGCGCAACGCCTTCTGCGCCACCGCCCGCTCGCGCGGGTCTTTGATGGCCGCCACCAACCGCTCCGCCTCTGCCTCGTCGCCCGCCCGCAGACGGAAAGACTTGGCCGCAGAGCCGCCCGCCACCAACGCCTGCGCCGCCGCTGCCTG